TGTAACCTCATCACGCATATTGAGCGGGAGATCCGCGCCAGGGAAGCCGAGAAGCTGGAAACGGCTGATGTTGAACAAACAACCAAAGAAGGGTGAGAACGTGCGCATAACCCCCGAAGGGACCGTCAGGGTCACCTACGTGCCGAACATCCGGACCATCAGCCGGCACTCCGAATGCTGGAAACAGGAATGGCCGCTCACACACCGCCCCGGCGACGTCCGCCGTTGCCCGCACGCCCGCATCCAGGAACTCACCCAAGTACCCATAACAGCCCGCACCCAAGGGCCCGGCACCGACTACTGGCGCGACCTCTCCCCCATCTGGGACCCCATCAAATACCAACGAGCCAGGAAGGCGCTCAATGGCCGCTGACTGGATCGTGAACCGTTGCCAGCACTGCGCGGCAGACTTCGCGGACGAGTGCGGCGAATGGTGCGTTTACTACCGCGTTGACGAGCACGGCGACGAAGGCATCTCCGCCCATCCAAACCATGCCGAGGCGTTCGCCTACGCCGAGAAGCGGGCCCAACATCCGCCGACCTGGGCAGTCGGGGACGAAGCCATCTGTGTGAACCTCGGCAACGGGAAGTACGTGTACGCCGATTTAGATATGGCTCGCAAGATGGGCCTCGAAGGGCAGAGAGTGAAGGTGGTAGCTGATGGCAACTGATCCGAGGTTCGCACCGGGGCAGGTCCGGGATGGGCGGCTGATCTGCGGGGCGAAGAACAAAAAGGGCGAGGCGTGCGGCCTCGGCCCAGTCCCGGGTGCTACCCGGTGTGGCCGGCATGGCGGGAAAGCCCCGCAGGTGCAGAAGAAAGCCGCTGAGCGGTTGGCGGAAGAGAAGGCGAAGAAGATCATGAGCAACGCCGTCCGCACCCTCGGCCTGCCCATCGACGTGGATCCAGGCAAGGCGCTGCTGGATGAGATCCACTGGACCGCGGGGCACGTCGCCTGGCTGCGGGAGAAAGTCCAGGAGTTGGAGACGGACCAGCTGGTGTGGGGCAAAGAGAAGCACGAGGACGGCGTCGGACCCCAAGGCATTGTGGATGTCACTACGGAGAAGGCCGGGCCCTCGGTCTGGTACGAGCTCTACATGAAGGAACGCGACCACCTGGCGAAGGTGTGCGCCCTCGCTCTCCGCGCAGGGATAGAAGAACGCAAGGTGAAGCTGGCCGAGTCCCAGGGTGCCTTGGTCGCTGATGTCATCCGGCGAATCCTGGACGCCCTCGGCCTGTCACCTGAGCAGCAGGCGTTGGTGCCGCAGATCGTTCCCCAACAGTTGCGGTTGCTTGCCGCCGGAAACTAGCGCAACTTGCTACAATAACACGTGGTACTGGTTGGCGACTGGCGGGGGTTGAAGGGTGACGGAACAGGTCAAGTGCACGGGCGGGGATCACCCAACCACGGCGGCAGGGGTGACCCTCTGCCATAAGTGCGCCACCGACCTGACCGAGGACCTGAAGCACGCCGCGTTCCTGTGGGGTGACATTCAAACCAGCTGCGCAAGGCTCGACGTCGGCGCGGCAAGCGTCGGGTCATCCGGGTACAAGGAAGCGCAGCTCGCCGTGAACCTGGATGCGCTCGACAAAGCCCAAACCCTCCGCGTCGTCCTCTCCGGCTGGGCCTCCCACCTCCCCCAGCTTCACCCGGTCGGGGATCCGGTGCGCACCGCCCTGTGGCTCATCACCCAGATCGGGGAGATCCGCCGCCAGGACTGGGCGGGCGACTTCAAGCACGAACTCCGGGCCGCGATCAACGCATGCCGCCGCGCCACCGACCGGGCCGGGGAACTCGTCTTCGCAGGAATGTGCCCCACCGAAAAAGACAACGGGCAGGAATGCGGCACCGCGGTCTTCACCCGCCCCGGCCGGCCAATGGCGAACTGTCCCGCATGCAAGAGCGCATGGGACGTGTCCGAATGGCGTGGCCGGGCCCTGGACTACGCAGGAGTCCACGAGGGCACCCCTGCCGAGTTATCGCGGATGCTCTCGGACCCAGTCACGGGCGAGGCACTACCGCAGGGAACGATTCGGCAGTGGGTGCGGCGGGGCAAGCTCACTCCCATCGGGACCAATGGGGACGGGAAGTCGGTGTATCAGGTGCGGAAGGTCCGGAACCTGTGGGCCAGGATGAAGGCTTCACCCTTCGGAAAACCGTCCCTGAAGAAGCCAATTGAAATCGCAGCGTAAACGCTTGACAGTCGCAGGACTTGTCACGTATCTTCAGATCAAGATGCGATTCGTGGCACTGAGGGGCTGCGGGTAGCGTCCGTGAGAACCCGCCAATCCCCCATGAGGCGGGTTCTTTTGTTTGCGGCGCCAGGGTCAACGCATGGTTTACCACGGGACACCCAGCGAAGGCCGGCCGGGGCTCTTACACCTTTCAGCCCTGCCAAGGACGGACCTGCCCATCGGCGGCCGCACTCCCCCACTGAAAAGCCCACGGGCTGAGGCGGGAACACACAACTGAATAAATCGGCGTCAGAACATGAGCTGACGCCGCTGGGCAGATTGCCTCCGTACGGTGGACGGGCCCAGCACACGCGGACACGAGTCGTGGCATGCTACGGGAATTCTAGAGAGCCGTAGTCTCTGGTTGGGTGCAACTCCCAGCGTCCGCTCTGAGCATTCCCGGCCGCTGGTCAAACACTGGTGTACAGCAGCGTGAGCCGGGAAGCTCTCCCACCACTTCATCTGCTAAAATAGTGGAATGAAAACGTGCGATATTGCAGGCTGTGAAGCGGTAAATTTGATGGCCCGCGGACTCTGCTCAAAGCATTACAGCCAAGCCAGGCGGGCCGGTAAGCTCGGTCGCCGGTCAACGCATGAACTCTTCCTCGCCAAGCTGGTCCCGGATTCTGGATGCCTCATCTTCACGGGCGCCATCAACAGCACGGGCTACGGATCATTCAACGCCGGCGGCCGCCCGATGCTCGCTCATCGATACGCCTGGGAGCAAGCCAACGGCCCCATCCCGGACGGGGCCGAGATCGACCATACGTGCCACAACACCGCGTGTTGCTTCCCAGCCCACCTGCGACTGGCTGACCGCAAGCAGAACATGGAGCACCAGAAAGGTGCACACAAGGGCAGCACATCCGGGATCCGTGGCGTCTACTGGAATAAGAACCGCCAACGCTGGCAAGTTCAAGTCCGACACAACAAGATTCCCCACTATGGCGGCCTGTTCGAGGACATCAAAGAAGCTGAAGCGGTCGCCCTAAAGCTCCGCCGCGAACTTTTCACCCGCAACGACTTGGACCGGGAAGCTCCATAGGAGGATTCCGTGACTGACCTTTGGGAAGCGGCGGCCAGGCTTTTCGAGCCGCCACCGCCACCAAAGTATGCGACTCCCGGTGAGCTTGCCGTAGCCCTGGACCCCAAGACGGTCCAGACGGACACCATGCGGATCTTCGATGAGGCGCTGGTCTGGGCGTGGAACACCCCGGACGCCCGCCTGATCATCTCGTGCCCACCGCAGGCCGGTAAGTCCCAAAGGGCTGTCCGCCGGTACGCAGAATGGGCGCTCACGCAGAACCCTGACACCCGCATCACCGTCTGCTCCTACAACACCGACACCGCACGCCGGTGGGGCCGAGTCATCCGCGACGACGTCATGGAGCACGGCACCACCCTCGGCGGCCTCGAAGTCCGCAACGACGTCGCCTCACAGTCCGAGTGGCTACTCAACGGCTACCAAGGCGGAGTCTTCACCGCCGGTGTAGGCGCGTCCCTCACTGGCCGGCCATCCGAACTGATGATCGTGGACGATCCCGTCAAGGGCCGCGAAGACGCCGACTCGGCCCGCTACCAGCAACGCAACTGGGACTGGTGGCGTGAAGTCGCCATGACCCGCCTCGCCCCCGGTGCGCCGGCCGTCATCATCATGACGCGCTGGTCTGTGGACGACCTCGGCGGGATGGTACTCAAGCCGGAGAACGGCGGCGCTGACTGGCGTGTCGTGAACATCCCCGCCCAGGCGGACCATCGCCCCGAACTGGGTGAGACGGACCCGCTCGGCCGTGAACCGGGCGAGTGGATGGTCACTACCCGCGGCATGACGCCGGCTCAGTGGGAACGCCGCAAGCGCGACACCGGGCCCCGCTCATGGGCTGCCCTGTACCAAGGCAAGCCGACGCCGGATGAGGGTGGGATCTTCCCCCGCGAATGGGCCACCTACGACGAACCGCTATGGATCGTCCGGGAGGACGGCGCCCACATCGTCCCGGGTATCGGCCGCGATGACCACGAGCTGGCCGTCAGTTGGGACCTTACGTTCTCGGACACGAAGAACAGTGACTACGTCGTCGGCCAGGTGTGGCTACGGATCGGCAACACGGCGTACCTGCTGGATATGGTCCGGGCACGGATGAACTTCAACGCCACAGCCGAGGCCATGCTCGCTCTCCGGGCGAAGTGGCCGCAAGCAATTCAGACGTTCGTGGAGAACAAAGCCAACGGCCCGGCCGTGATCAACGCCCTGCAGCAAAAGCTGCCTGGCCTGATCCCGATTGAGCCGGAAGGGTCCAAGACGGCGAGGGCTTCGGCCATCTCCCCGCTCGTGTTCTCCAAGAACGTTGTCCTGCCAACTGCCCGGCTACTCCCGAACGTCGAAGAGCTACGCGAAGAGGCAGTCAACTTCCCGGCCTCGAAGCACGACGACACCATCGATGCACTGTCCCAGGCCGTGAACAGGCTCCTGCTCATGCCGATCCTGAACATCGGTCAGGTTGTGGAGCCGGACCTTTACGACGAGTACGACGACCGCGGCTACGTGATCTCAGAACACTAAACAGGAAGGCGGGCGCATGGGACTCCTTGAAGCTATGGGCTTCCGCCAGGCAGTAGAGGCCGCACCGGCCGACGACGGGACCATCGCCACCCTTGAACACCAAGTCGACCGGTTGCAGGAGTCCCTGGCTGACCTGCGGCGGGAGAACATCGGGTGGGAGTCCCTGACCGGCCGCGACGGGACCATCTTCACCCGTGACGCGCTGGCACGCCATGCCGACCTGGTCCGGATCACATCCATCATGAATCCGCTGATGAAGCGGGCCAAGCAGATCCGCGCCTCCTACGTCTTCGGGCAGGGCGTGCAGGTCAACGCCCGCGGTACTGAGGGCGGGCAGGACGTCGGGCAGCTCGTGCAGGATTACCTGAACGATGAAGGAAACCGTGACGCGGTCTTCGGGGCCCAGGCGAGGCAGGCCATCGAGCATGACCTGTTTGATGACGGTAACGAGTTCATCGCCCATTTCGTGGACCCGCTCAATGGGCGTGTGCAGGTCCGGCCGTTCGCGTTCGATGAGATCAAAGATATCGTCACCGACCCGGGCGACAAGTTCACCCCCTGGCTCTACAAGCGGGTGTGGACGGAAGTCACCCCCACCGAATCCCTGGGCGCCCTCACAAAGGAGCGGACCGCCTACTACCCGGCGCTTAAGTACCAGCCGCTCACGAAGATGAAGACGTACAACGGGCACCCGGTCATGTGGCCGGGCACTGTTGGCGGCGCAGCGGTACATCACATCAAGGTCAACCCTGTTGGGCGTGACCGGCTTTGGGGTATTGGTGACGGCTACGCGGCCCTTCCCTGGTCGCGGGCGTACAAGGAATTCCTGGAAGACTGGTCCCTTCTGATGAAGGCACTGTCCCGTATTGCCGGGATCGTGAAGGACTCCAAGTCCAAGGCGCAGGGCCTGCGTGCTGCTGCGAACCAGATCCAGCAGGGCCCAGCCGGGTCACTAGTTGCCACTGGCACCGGTGAGGTTGAGTTCCCGTCCAAGTCCGGCGCGACACTGGACAGCGAATCCGGCCGGCCTCTGGCCGCGATGGTCGCTGCAGCGCTGGGTATCCCGGTGACAATCCTGCTCGCGGACCCGGGCGTCACCGGGGCCCGGGCAACCGCGGAAACACTCGACCTCCCCACCCGTCTAGAAATGCTGGGCCGTCAGGAAGTCCACGCCGAGTTCTACCGGGCGTCCTGCGGGTTCGCCATTGAGCAAGCCATCCTCGCACCCCGTGGCCCACTGAAGGGAACCACAACGAGGGACGGGGACCGTCTCATCGCGCAGCTCGCCGGAGACGAAGACGGCACCATCGAGGTCAACTTCCCCGATCTTGAAGAGATCGACATCAAGACCCTCATGGAAGCCATCGTCATGGCCGACGGCACGGGTAAGGTCCCGCCGCTGGAGATCCTGAAGCTCATTCTCCACGCCCTCCGGATCCGCGACATCGAAGAGATCCTCGACGACGTCACGGACGACCAAGGGAACTGGATCAGCCCAGACACAAACGCCGGGCAGGCAGCAGCCGACAGGTTCAAGCGCGGCGAAGACCCGGCAGCAATCGTGTAGCAGGGAAGGGGGCCGGCGTGACCATCACCCCGGAAACGCTGGCCCTCGCCGCTAACACGCGCAACCAGGTCAGGTCGCTCACCGACCAGCAGGTCCGGGACCTTGTGGCCGCTTGGGTGAACACATGGCAAGGCTTGGAGCCTGAATACGTTTCCTCCATCGGTGATGTCTTGGCTGATGCCTCCAACGGGTACGTGTCGGCGGCGAAGGTCCGGGCGAACACCCGGTTGCGGCAAACCCTGGAAATCACGCTGCAGGAGCTGCAGGGCCTCGCTGAACAGGCGAACCTGACTATCAGTGCCGGGCTGCCGGATGCGATCGATCTTGGCGGGGTAGGCACGACAGCGGTCATTACCTCCCAGCTCCCGGGCGTAGGCGCCTCGCTCGTAACCGCGTGGGACAGGGTGGACCCCAACACCCTCGCCGCGATCGTGAAGCGCTCCACGGAGCAGATACACGCCCGCACCCGGCTACTGTCCACTGAGGCTGTCCGGTCCATGAAAGCGAACCTCATCCGCGGCATCGCAGTCGGGAACAACCCGCAGGCCACGGCACGGCGGATGGTGAAGCAAGCCGAGTCGGGGTTCAACGGCGGACTGGAACGGGCCCTCGTCATTGCACGGACGGAAACCCTCGACGCGCACCGGGCCGGCTCCCTGGCCGCCGCGAAGCAAAACACCGACCTGCTCACCGGCTGGGTCTGGTCAGCTGCACTCGACCGCCGGACCTGCCCTTCCTGCCTGGCGAACCACGGCACCGAACACCCGCCCGAAGAGTTCGGGCCCATCGACCACCACTGTGGCCGGTGCGCCCGGATCGACAAGACGAAATCCTGGCGTGACCTCGGATTCGACATCGACGAACCCGCCGACACGTTCCCCAACGCCAAGGACTGGTTCGACAACCTCACCGAAGACACGCAACGCGCCATCATGGGCCCCGAGCGGCTGCAGCTGCTCCGGTCCGGGCAGGTCGGCTGGGACGACCTCACCACGAGGCGGTCAACGGACGGGTGGCGCGACTCAATGCACGTGACACCGGTCAAGGACCTCAGAAACTTGGCTGCTCAACGCTGACCGTCCCGCACCACTTGCAGGCCGAGTAGATGTACCCGCCGTGACCATTCAGATCCACGTGCGTCATCACGTACTCGTGAGCTGGGCACTCACCGGGGCCGCCCTCGTTCTGATCATCCTTCCCCACCCCCACAGCATACAAGGAGGCCGCAATGGCTACCCGCGTCAAAGAAGCCGGCACAGTCGCCCGCACGGGCCCCGGCAGGGTCCTCCTGACCCTCATTACCCCCGGCCAGGGGTCCTCCGGCTCGTACACGACTGACGTGCTGGAGGCGGCAGCCGCCGAGAAAGTCTTCCCCCGCGGAACGCAGGGGCACATCAACCACGACACCGAGTTCCAGCGCATGGAACGCCCCGAAGGCGACCTCCGAAACCTCGCACTCGTCCTATTGGAGGACGCCCGGGTAGCTGATAACGGCGCACTCGTCGCCGAGGCGCTGGTGTCCTCGGCGTGGCGTGACTTCGTCGAAGAGTTCAAGGACTTTATCGGCGCATCCATCGCAGCCCAGGCCGAGATTCGGAAGACCCCTGACGGGCCGGTTGTGGAGAAGCTGCTTCCCCACCCGTTCAACCGGGTGGACCTCGTCACGGTCGCAGGCCGCGGCGGGGCCATCACAGAGGTCCTGGAAGCCGCTCATGTCATTGAGTCCCGGTCCATCGTCAAGGAAGCGACCGCCAACGAAACCGGCGAACTGCTCCGCGAAGCGCTCCGGGCCGCTTACGGCGCGCAGGACACATGGATCTGGATGCGCGACTACGACGACGCAACGGTCTGGTTCGACGTCGAGGACCCCGACGCGACCACCACCTACGCGCAGGCCTACACGCTCACCGACTCGACCGTCACCCTCGACGGTGACCGCGTCGAAGTGCGCCCCACCACCACCTACGTGCCAGTCACGGCACCCAATGATTCCGCTCCGAACCCGGCAGCGGTAACCGAAAAGAAGGAGGCCGCCGTCATGGCGACAACCACCATCGAGGAAACGGAGCTCGCGCAGCTCCGTGAAGCCGCCAGCCGGGCCACCACGGCCGAAGCTGACCTCAAGAAGGAACGCGAAGAACGCGCCCTCGAAGCCGCGCAGGCCCGCAAGGACCAGGCAGCAGCCATCGTCCGCGAAGCCTTCGGCGAGGACGCCCCCGCGTTCATCACCGAATCCGCGCAGCTCGTGGCAGCTTCCGAGGGCTTCGACGCGAAGAAGCTCACGGACTCCGTGGCAGAGGCCGCCGCGAAGTTCCAGTCCCAGGCAGGCGCCGGCAAGCCCGCCGGGAACGGCCCCGCACCGGTCACCGAGTCGCGCACCATCACCGACGAGGACACCATCAACGCCCTCGAAGGAGGCAAGTAAGCAATGAAGAACCAGCGCTACACCAACGCCCTGCACATCTCCGTCCCGGCCCCCCGTGACGTGAAGTCCGGCGAAGCCGTCCGTGTCAACTCCATCTGCGGCGTCGCCGTGCACGACGCCAAGTCCGGGGAGAAGGTCACCATCTGGCTGGACGGCTCCTACGACCTGCAGGTCACTGGAGCACTCGCCACCGTAGGCCTCCCGGTCTACATCACCAGCACCGGCGCCCTGAACACCACGGCCACCGGTAACTACCTGTTCGGCATCGCCCTTGGCACCAAGGCCGCCGCTGCAGGCCCCGTAGAAGTAGCCCCCATCGGCTACACGACCCAGACCGCCGTCGGCGCGTAAGGAGAAACCAATGAACACTCTCGCTAAAGAGGGCTTCCGCGCCGCGCCTACCCACGAGGAACGCGTCCACGAAGCCGCCCTTCTGTTCGGCCGCGGCAAGTCCGGCGCCGATCATTTCGCACAGGCGACCCTGCTCGAAGCGTTCGGCACTGACGACTTCCCCGTTCTGCTCGGTGACGCGTTCGCGAAGTCCGCGATCAAGGCCCAGAAGGACGCCGTCAAGGAGTTCGAGCCGCTGCTCGTCGACATCACCGTCGACGACTTCAAGCGCCGCAAGCTCGTCGACCTGTGGACTGGGGACGCTTTCGAGCCCGTCGGCCAGGGTGAGGAATACAAGGGCGGCACCCTCCAGGAAACCGAACTGGACCACGGCGCCGCCAAGCACGGCAAGTCCTACGGCCTGACCTGGGAGCTTCGCCGCTCCCGGGAGTTCTCCACCCTGGCGAACTTCCCCAAGGCCCTCGGCAACGGCTCCATCAAGGGCCAGAACAACTCCGTCGCTGACCTGCTCGTCAAGAACGGCGGCTGGAACACGGACTTCTTCGGTTCGGTCTCGGCACTCCCGCTGACTCCGGAGAACCTGGACGCAGCGTTGAAGGAACTCGCTCTCCGCGAGAACCACCGCGGCGAGCTGGTCGACACCTCGGACCTGGTCCTGGTGCACGGCCCAGCCCTGCGCGGCCAGGTCAACCGGATCCTGCGGGCCACCGAGCTGGAGATGCAGGTCACGGACGGGTCCAAGGTCACCAAGACCCGGATCCAGAACCCGTTCACAAACGTGGTTACTCCGCTGGAGTCCCGTAGCACCGGTCAGCGCCTCGGCACCGACCAGGGTACCGCGTGGGCTCTCGTGCAGGGCAAGAACTCGGACCTGCCGTCCATCATCCGGACCCTGCTGTCCGGCGAGGAAACGGTCGACATCCGCGTGCAGCGCGACCAGGGCGAACGCCCCGGCGGCGGCACCGTGCCCGTGGATGCCGGCTCTTTCCGGGACGACACGATCTGGTTTAGGGGCCGCGATGTCTACGGCATCGACCCCGGCTTCACGACCGGCGTCTGGGCGTCCAAGGGCGCCTAGCCCACAACTTCCGGAGTGACCGGGCCATAACGGGGCGGCTGGCCATCTTTCCCTCCCGGGCTGCCCTGCTGGGCGAATCAATCCAGCAGGGCAGCACCACTCCGGACCCCACAACTTCACAGGAGGCACCGTGACGGACTACGACGGCGGCACACCGGCATCTGATTTCTCCACGACTGACGGGGCTATCGATTACAGCCTCCCCCTCGGTAGGGTGCGCCTCCTGATTACTGACATCGCGGACGCACCTGCTGACCGGATCTTCACGGACGACCAGCTGGACGCGTTCTACACCCTCTGCGGGGAGAACGTGAACCGGACGGCAGCGAAGGCGCTCCTCGTCATGGCCGCCTCGGAGGTGCTGATCTCCAAGAAGATCCGCACCCAGGACCTCACCACTGACGGCCCGGCCGTGTCCGCCGAGCTGCGGGCCCTCGCCAAGCAGCTCAACGACGAAGCGGACGCCGCCGACGCAGCAGCCGACGCCGGATTCTTTGACGTCATCCCCCTCGGATACCCGGCCCGGGGCGAGGGCGAAGAGATGAGGTGGTACTGATGCCTCTCCCCCGAACGCGGGTCATCCCGGAACGCTGGGCGGAACGCCACCGCCCCACCGCCGCCGGGACCATGACAACCCCCTGCCAGGTCGCCAGGATCAGCGACGGCCCTGCCCCTTACCCGAAGCCGCCGGGTTGGACTGGTGAACGGGTCATTCACGACACCATGTGCCGGGCGCAGGAACTCAAGCGGGAGGGCGGCGGCACCCCGGGTGAGCAACCCACGACGGAGCGGCAGTACCTCGTGGCGGTCCCTCACGTCAGCCCCCAGGGCGTCCCTGTCCCTGACCTGCGGGCGGGTGAGCGCGGCGACATCGTCCTCGTCCTCGGCCGCCGGCTCCGCATCACGTCAATCCTGTTCGGCTCGCACGAGTTCCAGCGCGACCTGATCTGCACGGACAACCTCACCCAGCAAAACCCAGCCTAGGAGGTACCTGATGGGTGTTGACGCCTCAGACTTCCGCAAGCTGGCAGCCGACCTCGCTAAGGCTGGTCCGCAGACCGGCAGGAAAGCACAGGTAGTCGTCCGCAAGGTCGCCAAGGACATCGAAGCCGATGCTAAGCGTATGGCCCCACGTGACCCGAAGCGGCCACCAAAGGACCCCAGCCGCCGCGTTACCGGCAACCTCAAGGGCTCCATCACGACCAGTGACCTGCGCACCGTTGGCATGTCCGGGACCCTCTCGGCCGAGGTTGGCCCCACTGCTGAGTACGGCGAGTACCAGGAATTGGGGACGAGCACGCTCCCGCCGCGCCCGTTCATGGGGCCAGCCGCTGACATCCACGAACCGCTTTTCGCGCAGGCAATGGAGCAACTAGCTGCGGAGGTTCTTGATGGTTGACCCCGATGCCCTCACAGGGCCGGTCCTGGCCGCTCTCCGCGCCGTGCCTGGCATCACCGTGTACGACGGCGCAGTGCCCACGAGCGTCCCTGAGACGGGCGGTTACGTGGACCCATACGTCGTCCTGTGGGCCGGTAACGGTGACGAGCCTGACGAACTGACAGCAGACGGCATGCAGGACGGCGACAGCCTCGTCTGGGACTTCCAGACCACCGCCGTGGGCGCCGACGCGAGTAGCTGCCGCCAAGTGGACGCCGCCGTGAACGTCGCACTTCGCAACCTCCGGGTCCGCACCGGGCGGGTGCGCCGCAACCCTACTGGCTTCAACCAGGACATCCCACGGCTCGACACCGAGACCAGCCCGGCCCGCTACTGGCTGCCCCGGCAGTGGCGGCTCATCACCAACTAGGAGGACCCCATGGCAGACGACGGATTCGTCACCGCAGTACCCCCAGGCGGCGGCGAGAAACGCCGCGTACCACGCCACTACCTGAACGAACCGTTCAACTTCAAACTCCCGCCCTCCAAACGGAAGGTCTGGGAACCGGCCGCTCCGGCCACCGCCACAGTAACCGAACCGGCCCGGCCGGAGAATGAACAGGAGGCAAGCGAATGAAAGTCGCTGCTGACGGCAAGAAGAAATTCACCCTACTCACCCAGGCACCAGCCGCGCCCAGCGGGATCCCCACCCTGGCCGAGCTCACCGCCGGGGATGACATCTCCTGCGCGGTGCTGGACTCGGACGCGAACTGGACCCCTACCGCGTCTGACCGGTTCAACGAGAAGCCCGCCTGCGTCAAGGGCAACTCCCAGGCGCTGGGCGCGTCGAACTACGACACCGCCCTCACGTTCCTGCGTGAGTTCCTGGAAGCCGGCGGCGCGGACGTGACCGGCGCTGACAAGGGCTACCAGGCCGTCCGGGTCAAGGGCACCACCGTGTGGATCTACATGCGCGAATCCGACAAGGACTCCACCGAGCCGTGGGAAGCCGGGGACATCATCGAACTCGGTGGCGAGGTCGTCTCGGACGAGCCCATGCGCGTAAACAACGACGGCAACCTCAAGAAGCGCATCGAGTTCCTGCCTCAGCGCATGATCGTCGGCGAACCGGTACCGGCCGCCGCCTAAATATGCCGGGTGGCTGGGCGTTCTCAGGCTCCGCCCAGCCACCCATCCCAATGCCAGAGCCTGTACCCACAACCTTGGAGCCTGAAACCCCATGCCTGAAAACACCACCCCTGAAGAGTTCGACGTTGAAGCGTGGCTGACCGACGCGAAGATGCCCGAAGAGTCCGCCGAGGTCTACAAGCGGGCCGACGTCATCGCTGAGCTGCAGGTCGTGCGCCGGCAGATCGAGACGCAGCGCGAAGCCGCGACCATCGAGAAGACCGCCCACGGCGACACCGTCCTCCGTAACCTGGAACGCCGGTACAAGGACCTCGTGGAAACCTTCACCGGGTCCAAGCTGACCATCTACGTCCGCGCCCTCTCCCCCGACGAACTGCGCGAATCCCGCGAGCAGACGGAGAAGCGGACTGAGGGCATGGAGCCTAAGCTCCAGAACCTTGAGTTCGGCTACGACACGCTCTCCCGTTCCATCATCGCCGTCCGCCCTGCGGAGGGTGAGCGGACGCCCGTGCAGTGGGGCATCAAGCAGGTCAAGGCCATGGAGAAAGCCATCGGCACGGCGCAGATGACCGAAGTGCTCAACGCCCGGATGCAGGCTCAGAACGGTCTGCCCCGCGTGGACGCCGATTTTTTGCCCGGGCCCTCTGGCTCGGACGATGGCCAGGGGTAGTCCAAGTCCTGAAGGCGGCGCGGACGGCTGGTAAACCACCGACCGCGTGGTTACTCGGCAACCGGGGCGACTGGATGGAGAAGGACTACGTCCTCTCCCTCGCACTGACGATCTACGAGGACGGGCTCTGCTCCTGCGGGCAGCCCATCATCCTCGCTCATCACCCGGATAACGACGGCTGGTACGAGGCGCACAAGACCCAGTGCCATTCCTGCGCTGCCAGGGAACGCGCCACACAGGGCACCAGCAAAGAGCAGTACGTGCCGCAGCCGGGCGAACGGGTCTACACCACCTACGACCGGCCGCCAGAGAAGCCGCTGCCGCCGCGCACATAACCGAATAGCACCTTCCTAGGAGGCTCCCATGTCCCAGCGCTCCGTGAAGGTCGTACTCGAGGCTGAGGTCAACAAGTACCTCTCCAACGTGAAGAAAGCGGAGCAGGCCGCATCAGATGCGGGGGCCGCTGCTGAGGCCGCCGGCAAGAAGATCGACAAAGCGCAGAGTGACGCGGCAAAAGCCACTGACCAGGCGGCCGAGTCGAACAAGAAGCACGGCACCTCCGGGAAGGAATCGGCGAAGGGCTCGGACGAGTCCGCCGAGGCCAGCAAGAAGGACGCCGAGTACAAGGCGAAGCAGCGGGACGCGGCGGAGACGGCGGGCAAGGCCCTCCTGACCTTCGGCGCCATGACCGTGGCAGGGCTTGGCGCTGCAACCAAGGCAGCGATGGACTGGGAAACCGCGTGGGCCGGTGTCACCAAGACCGTGGACGGCACCCCGGAGCAGATGCGGGAACTGGAATCCGGGCTGCGTGGCATGGCCAAGGAACTCCCCGCCACTCACACCGAGATCGCTGGCGTAGCTGAGGCCGCCGGGCAGCTGGGTGTGGCCCGGAAGGACGTGCTCGGCTTCACGAAAACCATGCTGGACCTGTCCGTGTCCACAAACCTGACCGCCGACGAAGCCGCTACGGCCATCGCCCAGATCAGCAACGTCATGGGCACCATGCAGCGCGAAGGGTCCAAGGGCGTCGAACGCTTCGGCGCCACCCTCGTGGCCCTGGGTAACGACGGCGCGTCCACGGAAAAAGACATCCTCTCCATGGCGCAGCGCATCGCCGGCGCCGGCAAGCTCGTCGGAGCCAGCGAATCCGACGTCCTGGCCCTGTCCAACACCCTCGCCTCAATGGGCATCCACGCCGAACTTGGCGGTGGCGTGACCACCCGCGTGCTGCTGAAGATGTACTCCGCGGTGCAGGGCGGCGGGAAGCAGCTCGAAGCCTTCGCCAACGTGGCAGGGATGACTGCGCAGGACTTCGCGAAAGCGT